AACCACGTACGAGCTTATTAGTAAAATATCTAAGGTCATCAATTTCTCCAAGGTTAGTACCGCCAGGCAATGTTTCAACTTTTGAACCGCGCCCTTCTGCTGTTTGTGGGAAGAAGTAATCTTCGTTAATTGATAACGGATTATAACTACTATCAATTACATTTGTGCCGCCGCCAGTTGCACTAGGAATACGTCTTTGATGTATTTCTGTTTTTACACGCTCAACAAATTGCATTGCTAAGTGACTTGGCATATTACCTACGTCAACATAAAATACTCTTCTTTCTGGAGCACGTTGTACACGATAGATAATAATTGCATCTTCAAGTAATTCTTTTTGCTTGTATACTTTAAAAACTGTTTCTAACAAACTATTACCAAACGGATAGTTTTGATCTAGTCCTTCACTTAAACTTAAATGTATAACGTTTTCAGCGTTAACTGATAGTTCTCCATCTTCTGTAGTGTAACGGTTACCAGCACCTTGTGGAGCATTACCTACCATGCCGCGCACTTGGCCGCCTTGTGTACCGCCGCCGCCATTAATATTTCCGCTTGTAACATGCGGAGTAGTTGCAACCATATCTCTAAAGTTTAAGTTAAAGTTTTTAATAACATATTGCTCAGGTGTTTTACCTTCGCTTTCGTTAACAATGATACGTGTTACGTTTGCACTGTCTACGTGGAATAATTTTTTAGTTTCTGGATCTCTTACAAAAAACTGATCTCCATACTTAAACACATTGCGCAATATTCTAAACATACGTGTTTCAAATTTGTTTAACTTACACCATTGCTGTAAGTACTGCGCTATAATAGTAGTTTCAGTGTTTGTAGATTTCTTTTTAAAGTCTATTGTAAAAGGAGTTCTGTTATTAGTATTTTGTTGCGAACAAAACTCTGCTAGAATATCAAGTGCCGCATTAACTTCTGAATCCATATCCATAGTGTTATACTGGCCGTAACGTTCAACTCTGTTAGGACTTCCTACATATACATCCGGTAAGTAAGAACTGTAATTAGTTCTTGCAGGCCCAGGAGTTCCGCCGTTATACTTTCCACCGCCTAACGGTGAATAGCTTCCTCCCATATTGTCGCCTGTTTGTACAGGTGTAAAATGCTTCTTCCAACTCATGTTGTTTCCTAATTAATCTAGTTACTTAGTGTGTGATCTGTTAACTTCTTGCCGTTTCTTCTGATAGCTTCGGTTTCTGTTAATAGCTTGTCTATGTTAGTATTTAGTAGGGTTAGCTGATCTGAGCTACCTGTTCCGGCGCCGCCACCACTAGGCATTGTTGTATTACCTGCGTTACTGCCTTTATAGAACGGTATCCAACTGTTGTCTTTAGTTAGCTCGTCGTTCATTTTTTCAAAAGCATTACCAAGGCGCTCCATTTGATCAGCATATAGTTTTAAATTACTAACGTCTAAATCTTTACCAAACTTTGACAACCCTTCTAATGCAGTTCCGCTTAATTTTACATTCTCAATAGCTGTTGCATCAATTTTTTCAAACTGGTTAATACCCTCAACTAGTGTAGTGAAAGGTGAACTAGAACCAAAGAAGCTAGTAATAGATTCTAGTACTCCGCCCTTAGTAAGACTTATTAGTGCAGGTCCTAGTAAGCCTAATGATGTAGCAATTTCTGCAAAGTTTGCGGCTCCCTTCATGTTAGCCATTAGTTCAACACCTGCGGCAATCTTTTCAACACCGTCTCCGGCTAAGTCGATGCCTTTTCCTGCAAGTGTTATTGCCGCACCAGTACCAATAAGCATTGCAGTAAATACTGCCGCACCAATTGCTACTGGGCCATTTGCAAACATTCTAAACACTGTAGTAAGTGCTTTAAATCCAAGAAACACAGCACCAGTAGCTAGTATTGCTCCTAATGCACCTAGCCCACCTAAAAGAGCTGGTCCTGCAAGCAAGCCTAGGAAACTACTTAATGCACCGCCTTCGCGTTCGCCTGTTGCTGCCATTTGACCTGCAGGACCTGCCATTTCCATTTTTTTCTTACCAAATACAACATCTTTAGCTATGTTCATTAGACCTGACATTGCTGTTGATATGTGAGGAGCTATTAACTCGCCGAGTTTACTTAATCCGTCACCTAGGTATTTTCCTATGTCTTCCATCAAGGTACCTTTTTGGAAGGATTCCATCAAGCCTGTTATTGCTGTTCCAAAGGACGTAGCGGCTGATTTAATTTTACTAATTCCACCGCCCTCATCCATTAACTCTTGAAACTTAGTAGTTATGTTGCTTAATACTAGGGTAACTGAAGCAAAAATACCACTATCAATTAGTGCATTTTTCATTTTGTTTCTTGTGTCTGTTATTGTTTGCTCAAAGTCTAATACAGTTTTTGCTCGCCCTTCGTCAATTGCTTTTTGTTTTTTTGCTTGCTCAATCTGTGCTGCCGAAACTGATTCTACTAAATTACCAAGGCCAAGCACACTGAGCGTTGTTAACGCAACTTGGTCGCCCATAGCCGCACGTACTGCTAACGAATCTTTTTCTGCTGTTGACATTTTTAATACAGTCTGTCTAGCTTTTTCAATTTCTGCGGTCAGCATATCCGCCGCGCCAGGAACACCGTCACCTAATGCTTTAGTTGCTGCCGCAATTCCAGGGTTTAATAAAGAAAGTGCCACTGCCGATTCACTATATGGTACTCCGCCCATAGCAATCATTTCTTTAACAGCTTCACCTAGTTCAGCATCACGTGCAGATAACATAGTAACTGTACTTGTTACTGCTAGTCTAGCTGTTTCGTCTAATCCAGCTAGTACACCCTTTAATCGCTTATCATTAGATACCTCATTCATTGCTCCCGATATTTCATCACGTTGCTTACCAGTTGCTTTTGCAAGTTTGTCAACTTCTTTAATATATGCTTGAGCAGAGGCTAATGTCTGTTTACTAGATAACCGTTCACCTCGACCAAGTCGCTGTTGCTGGGTTACATAGTCAGCTGTATACTCACTAACTTCTTCCATAGTCATGCCCAGTTGGAGGAATAATTTAGAGTTTTTACTTACACCCTGCAGTAATCCAGTAAATGCTTTTGCTCCACCACCAGCTGAGCTGCCAAGTTTTGCTAACATCTCGGCGTTCGATGAAATCACTCCCGAATACTGTTCCATAGTTAAACTTGTTTTAGTTGCCATATAAGATGCTTCGTACAAGTTTTCACCAAAGTCGATACCTACTTTTGACAAGTCTCTAAACGTATCAATTTGATTGTCTATTGTTGAAACAAGTAGTTGCCCTATTCCGCCTATTAGTCCTCCAACAATTGGAATAGATTCTAACGCACCAGTAACATGACTACTAAAGTCACTTATTCTGTCGCCACCTGTTAATAGTTCGCCTGTTAGACCTTTAAATGCATTTGCAATTTGGCCTATGCCGCGGATATAAACGTTACCTACATTGTCTGCGGCCTCTTCTAACTCTCCTAATTCTTTAGTAGTTTTGCCAGACTGTTTAGCTAGTGCCGCTAATTGTTTTTTAGATTCTTCACCACCGCCTTTGCTGCCGCCATCGCCTTTGGACCCCATCGCCTTGAGCAATTTAAGTAAGGTTGCTTCAGTTGCCGCGTTTTCTAACGTGACATCTTCTTGTCCAATTACACCTGTTACCTTTTCAGCCATATTCTACAGTTCCTTATTAAGTACGCATATAAATATAAGAGATACATACTTGTATAATGTATTTATACGGAGAATAGAATGACAGATAATAACTCACCAGGAATGGTTGAACTAACTGCGCCAGGTGCTAATCCTTTACAGAAATTCTTTAGACAACCTAAATTATATATTACGTTGCCTAGTAAAGGTCGCTGGTATCCAGCAGGGTCTTTAGAAACTACAGAAAATGGCGAGTTAGCAGTATTTGCCATGACTGCTAAAGACGAACTAACTTTAAAAACACCAGATGCACTTATTAACGGAGCCGCAACTGTTGAAATTATACAAAGTTGTGTGCCTAGCATTTTAAATGCATGGGTAATGCCTAGTATTGATGTTGATGCATTACTTATTGCTATTAGAATTGCAACATATGGTCCAACAATGGACGTAGAAGTAACTGCACCAAACACAGAAGAAGCAAACAACTTTCAAATGGACTTACGCCAAGTGCTAGAAACAGTTGGTGTTGAGGAGTTTGTTGAAGATGTACCAACAACAACTCCAGGACTGCAAGTAAAAATTAGACCTGTGACATACAAAGAGTATACTTCTGCCGCACTACAAACATTTGAAGAAGAAAGAATGTTTAGGATTGTCAACGACGGTGACTTAGAACAAGAACGCAAGTTAGAACTGTTTGGCGAAACGTTTACTAAAATTAGAGATTTAACTGTTGGAATGATTTCTAACAGCATTGTATCAATTACAGTTGACGATGTTGAAGTTACTAATAGGGTTCACATAACTGATTTTATTGATAACGCTGATAAAAGTGTATTTTCAGATATAACAAAGCATATTGAAACAGAAAAAACTAAACATGCTGTAAAGCCATTAAAGGTATTTGCAACTGAAGAACAACTTGAACTTGGTGCGCCTAAGGAGTTTGAAGTTCCGATTGTATTCGATCAATCAACTTTTTTCGCCTAAGGATCGTTAACTGGCCAGTTGATCAAATCCTACAAGAAGTTTCAGACTTACAAGGCCAAGCAAAGCAGTTTCGACATTCTATATTAGAAATAATGTGGCACATGCGAGGAAGTGTTAGTATGGATGAAGCGTTTATGTTATCTAATGAAGATAGAGAACTTATTAGTGACATTGTTAAAAGCAATTACGAAAACACCAAAAAGTCCGGACTACCTTTAGTTTAACGTACTGCTGGACCAATTGGAGCTGCCTTAGTTCCAGTAAGCATTGCTTTAACTGCTTCGCCTACTCCAGCTTTATTAATTTCTTTAGCTATATTAGTTACTCGCTTAGTAGACAATCCTGGACTAACATCCTTAGGTGCAATAGCCATAGTAGCATTATTTTTCCATTGAGCACCTTGCCAAATATAAGTTTGGCCATCGTCGCCATCTAACAACTGTCCTGCACCAGGCGCTACATCAATTCCTGGATTAGGAACTTTCTTTGGATCAAAATCTGTAGTAGTAGTTGCACTCTTTTCAACGCCGGCTTTCTTTTCAGCTTGTGCTATAAGTGTTTGAAACTTTTGTAACTGCCCAACGTCTGCGAATATAGCTTGCAATCCTTTAGCAAATGGTGCTAGTTGCTTTGCTAAGTTTGCAGGTAATGCTTCTCCCTTTTCAAGTTTTTCAAGACCTTTGCCCATTTGACTTGCTGAGCCTTTGCCTCCTAACTTTGATGCCATACGTTTAGCACCTTGAGAAACTTTAGCTTTTATATCTTTGATACTAGGTGCTTCATTGATAGTTTCTTTTTCTAAACTTGTAATTTGAGTAACTTGCATTATAACATTCCCGCTAATTCTTTTCTTTGCTTAACTGATAAACTATCAATAGTTGCTTGTAACTTCGGATCAATTTTTGCTGGCTTACCTACTGGAGGTGCTTTTGTTCCTGCCGCATTTCCTGTAGCCGGTGCTTTCGCGCCAGGCGTTTTTTTAGCAGTTCCTTTTTTACCAGTTTTAGCTTGCATTTTATCTAATACACTGTTACCAACTGTTGGTTCTATTTTAGCTTTTCCGGCTGGTTGTTTATCTGGAGCCGCAGCCGCATTACCGCCTGTAAGTTTATTCTTTGCGGCTTGTTTCAAAACATCCATAACTGTTTTCTTATCAAGCGTGCCTGCCGGTAATGTTATTCCACCCGCAGATAACTTATTTTGTTTCATAAATGCGCCAAAGTCTTGGTCAGTCATGTTTTTATCATTCTTGCCGTTAATGCCTTGCCACTTCTTGAGAGTCTTATATAATGCGTTAGCTTCTTTACCCATCTCAGCATTACCAGCTATACGTTCAGCACCAGGTAGTTTACCCACAGCACCTTTAATCGCATTACCAACACCACTAGTAGGTGCTTCGTTAATTATTTTATCTTCGCTTATAATATCATAAACATTCATGAGTAGTCCTTAAATTACTTATTAATTGTATTTAGTGTTTTATATGTCTTAACTTCGTTAATACAAGTTATCGCTAACGCTCAAACTACTTACACTTCGTTTTAACTTAAATGTTATTAAATGAATTATATGAAAAGCATTATTACGAATGTAATAATGTTTATACTTCATGTAGATTGTTTTAGTCAGACGGAACTATTTCTAGCCCCGTCATCTTGTTGAAAACTTCATGTGAGTCTGCCACAGCCAAGACATTGGAAAGAGGTAATTTTTATACACAAGTTCAATGGGCTCTGACCTTTCCCATCCTCCGTCGACATTATGTAACATAGAGAATACAGTAAGCTAGTTAGTGTAATCTCTATAGTACAATATTCCCTCGCTTCGTTCCTAGTGCTAAAGGGTTTTTATGAACTATGTTGTGTTTTTCGACTGCCAACAATGCAATCTATATCAACCAGTGAGCCCAATTTGTTTGGTGGCTTCCTACCTCTGGGTAGTCAATCAATATGTACGTGTGCTTCTATACGAGAGCTTTTTCCACAGCGGTAATTTAAACTGGCCCGCTAACCTTATGTGTTGGAATGATTTGCCTGTAAATGCTCTTTAAGAATTTTGGATCCGCCAACTCTAACATTAATAATACCATTGTAGTATTCATCTGTTTCGAGTACTCTGCGTTCAAACTGTTCTCGCGCCTCTAAGTAACTTGCTATGCCTCTGCTAGGACAAATGTGAATAATTTCTCTTATAAAATTATCTTCGCCTAACTCTAAAACGTCTGCATTAAGTCTGTCACTGGAACCGTAATAGGTTTGCCAATCACTTTCTTTAGTGCTACGTCTTTTGTTTTTTTTGCCTTTGAGTGGTTTCTTTGTTACTTTAAATTTTGCTAGTTTTTTGCCTACGTACATCATGCCATTGACTTTATTTGTTATCAAGTAAACAAACGCTTCACAACCTTCTGGCAGTTTGTCTATTTGTTTACCTTGATAAGTCCATTGCATCACATACTTATTGTTATTCGCCTTTGTCTGCCTGTCGTTTGGTTTTGTGCTTTAAATTTATCTCATCACCTCTTATTTTAGCATACTTTCTTATTTCTCTCAACCTTCTTCTGCTTTCTTTATGTGTTCTAACAGAGTTACGGGCTTCAAACTTTTCATTTGCGTCAAAATAAGCTAGATATGCTTTTATAAGCAAGTCATGTGTGTCATCTTCGATCATTCTATAATCTCAATATCATTCTCGTAACTAGTAAAGCCGTTTTCTTTAATGACTTTCATTACGTTGTTAACTCTTCCAATCAGTTCATCCTTATGGGATATAAGATACACGTTCTTGTCGCCTTCTCTACCCATTTTCTTAAGAACACTAAGTGAACTTTCAACACCAGCAGTATCCATACCACTATCAATTAACTCATCAATAAACAACAAGTTAATCTTTTGATATAAACTTTCCCAAACATCACGGAATGCAAAGCTCATACCAAGTATAAGTCTGTTACGTTCGCCTCTACTTAGATTATCAAAGTCTAAGTCTTGTCCTAGCTGTGTAATTTCAACTGCTAAGTCGTTCTGGAATACAACTTGATGCGGTAAACCTAACTTATCAAGATAATATGTAAGTCTGTTGTTAAGATACATTAAGTTTTGATCAATAATCTTCTTACGAATAAAGCTATCTTTGTTTGTAAGTAGTTTTAACAAGAAGTCTTGATGCTCTTTGAAACTAGTGAGATCATTTACTGCACCCCAGTTAACTTCTTGTATAGCACTACTGTTTAACTCGTCAATTTGTAACTGATACGGGTCAGATTCTTGTTCTTTGCTAGTTAATGCTTGCTTTAAGCTATCAACATTAGTTCTATGATCATATGCTTCTTTTGCACTATCATAAAACGTTCTAGGCTTGCCGTTAATATCACCAAGTTCAGCTAGTTCATTAACAACTACTGAACATTTAAGATTAATCTCTTGTGCATACGTAGTTGCATCGGTTAATTCTTTAGTTTTCTTATCTGCAATCTCTGCTTTCTTATCTGCATGTAGTTCTTGACCACAAGTATAACAAGTTGCATCTTCTAAGTCTGCAATGTCTTTCTCAGCCTTAACAACACTCTTGTCAGCACGTAATAGTGCAGGTTCTAAAGTACTTAACTCCTTTTTAAGAGCCAAAATAGCATTATTATGTTGCGACCAGTTAGATAACTTCTCATGCAACTCAAGTTCTTCGTCGATGTCTAAATGTTCTAGTTCGTCTATGCCTTTTTGTAGCTTAGATACGTCTTGACTCTTCTTAGATAGCCATGCACGTTGCGTATTTTGCAAACTAGTAATAGTTCCGCCTATCTTTTCGTTTGCACTCTGAATAGCATTAATTTTTAATGTCTCTTCTTGAATAGCATCCTTAGTATAGCGTGTTTGTTCTTTAAGTGCATCTGCTTTTTCGGATAATATAGTAATACCTAGCAATTGCTCAATAATAGCACGTTGATCGTTAGTGCGCATACTTAAAAACGGCTCTGTATAGGTGTTTAACGCAACAATGTGCTTAAACATATCGTGACTCATATCAAGCAAGTCGTTAATATACTCTTGTGTTTTACGACTATCACCTTGTGATTCGTCTGTCATCTCTTGTTCTTGGTTATCAACATAAAACTTGAGTATGTTAGGCGAACGTCCGCGCTCAATGCGGTAATCCACGTTGTTCTTTTCAAAATGCAGTGTAACTAACATGCCTTTGCTGTTAGTTTTATTAATTAAGTTGTTGCGCTTGATGTTTGTAAGTGCAGTACCGTATAGTGCATACGATAATGCATTGATAATAGTAGTTTTACCAGTACCATTACGACTTCCGCTATCATCACCGCCTTGATCTAAGTTTTCACCCAACACAAGTGTTAAGTTGTCCTTATCAAAATCAACTGCTTGAGTCTGATTACCTACACTCATGAAGTTCTTGCACGTTAAGTCTTTAATTTTTATCATAGTTCGTTGTAAATGTCCATAAGCGTCTTCTTATTGAAGTTGTCTGAGTCGATTGCGGCAATTTCACCAGCAACAATTTGGTCGACACTCTCAAATTGTCTTATATCTAGTTCGGTAGTAAGTTCTTCTAACTGCTTTTGTGGAATTAAACTAATTTCTCTGCAACCGTACTGGTTAATGAAGGTTTCTTTTACAAAACTAGCTTCTTCAAAGCTAATAGGCAAGTCTAAGTTAACTCGCAAGTACATATTAGGCTTAATAAGGGTTTCTTGTTCGTCAATTAGTTGACTTAGCTTAATTGTACGATACTTAGGACAGTCTGCCCAATTAAGATATTCAGGTTCTTTATCGTTTTCACGATCAAGTATCATCATACCTCGATCATCGTCCCATGCGTCAGCATAGTTGTGCGGAAATGCATTACCTAAGTAATGTACTACACCTTGTTGCTGTCGCTTATGGAAATGTCCACTAAAAACATATGATTGGTGTTTAAAGTCTTCAGCTTTTAGCTCTCCGTGATCAGGCATTTGTACCATAGCGTTCATATAGAAGCTAGGAAGCTCAAAATGCCCAAAAACATACTTGCTTTTAAGTGTTCTAAGTTTTTTCCATTCATCACCGACTAACCAAGGAACAATAGTTACATCTTCAATTGTAGTAATTTCGTCTACAAAGGTAATTCCTGGAATATGTTTTGCAAACGCAGTACTATTAACGTCACGCTTGTCTTTATAATACAAATCGTGGTTACCATCAAAGAAGAAGAACTGCTCAAAGGCCGCTCCTAACTTTTCCATGCTTCTAATAGTAGCATCCATTGTTGTTAAGTTTAAACTATTCCGATTGTGATGCCAATCTCCACAAAAAATACCAGTTTCACAACCGTTAGCTTTTGCTTCTTTGATATACCAATCAATAAAGTCTTCACAATCCTGATTGTGTACTTTACTGTTGCCTTTAAGGCCAAAGTGAATGTCTGTAAAGACTGCGGCTTTCTTAAACAAATTTAAATCCTCTATAGTTCTAATACATTATACATTAAAAGCAGGCAAAAGTCAATCGCTTTTGGTTTTAGTACCTGGATTAGCCATATCGTGTTCGCGCTTTTGTTGTGCTTCCCATTCACCGGAATGTTGTCTAGTAAAACTAGGATTCATATCATTCATTTCAAGAATATCGTCACGTATGTTCTGCGCACGTTTCTCGATGTTGATAACACGTACAAAACTGTTAGTAACTGCGGCAGTATAATATGCAAACGGATTTTGTGACTTAGATTCGTCAAATTGTAGTCCAATTTGTGCAAGTTGTAATATTGCTTGACCGCGCATTTCGTCATTGTAAGTGTATCCACGTACATTACCACGTGTTGCATAACGATCACATAACTTCATCCACATCATAGCAAGCGTATTAGTTGCTTTACCATGAGTTTTATTAAAGTTACCATTTTCCATACCACCTTGCCAATGACTTTTACCAACTAGTACAAGCTCTCCTTCGTCATTATACTTGTAATGATGAAATGGTGGAAAGTTTAACTTAGTCTTTGTATCTGCAATGGTCTTTGGGTTCTTTTTACGACCTGGTTCTTCTGGAATATGATCAAATGACATAACACGAAAGATTATTTCTTCTTTAGTAATCTTCTTATAGTCATGTTCGCACTCTGCTTGCTTAACTTTTTCTCCTGCTAGTTTTCTACGATCGTATTCAGCAACACTTAACTTCTTTGCTTTATTTCGCTTTGCTTCAGCAGTGGTTCTTATGTTTATTTTGTCAATATCAAGTAAGATAATGTCAAAATCAGCATACGAGTCTTCAGTATAGCTACAAAAGGTAGCCTTTGATTTATGAATTTCTTTTAATATGTCTTTGTTGTTTAGGTAATTTACACGTCTAGCCATTATTTCTCCAAGTTCTAAGATGTTACATACATTATAATATACATACATTAAAAAGTCAACTAAATAACACTATAGAAGGAGCAATTATGCCAAATAATTTTATCACCAGCTTAGTAAAGGACTTTGGGGATGTTGTAACACAATCTGCATCCAAAGCATTTAACACAATTAATCAAGCCCAGTCTTGGGCAGACAATCCAATGGGGTTAATGAAAGGTATACGTAGCGTAAACTTACCAACTGACGCTATGCCAGTATTTAAATCACATACCGGCGCTACTGTTAAAACTCCTAAGGGCGATAATGACTGGCGAGTTAGTCTAAGTATTCCGCCTATTATGCAAAACATGCCAATGGACCTATTAGCCCCCCTTGCTAAAACAGATGGTAAAATGGTATTTCCTTTTACGCCTTCTATAATATTTTCTCACTCCGCAAGCTACAATGCAATGCAACCTACACATACTAATTATCCGTTTTTTAACTATCAGAGCTCGGCTGTGGACGCTATAACTATTGCAGGAGACTTTTTTGCTGAAAATGCAGAAGATGCACAATATTGGGTAGCGGCTGTAACGTATTTGCGTACTGTAACTAAAATGTTTTACGGCAATAGCGAAAATGCAGGCAATCCACCGCCTATTGTTAAACTTAATGGTTATGGAGAATTTGTATTTAATGATGTACCTTGTGTAGTGACAGCATTTAACATTGATTTACCTCAAGACGTTGATTATATTAAAACATCAAATGTAACAACTACTCCAGGAAACCATCATAATGATCCAACATCAGAATCTGGTCCAGGAACTTGGGTACCAGCACAAAGTTTAATCTCAGTAACAGTACAACCAATATACAGTAGAGCAAAGCAAGCAGAATTTAATTTAAATAATTTTGTTAGCGGTGACTTAATAACTAAAGGAATGATTTAATGGCAACTTACGGAAATAGCAGTCCTTGGCAAAATACTAAAGTTGTAGATAATCAGTATCTTGGACATTTTGAAATTAGACCTGTGCCCGGTGAAGCTGATGACATCCTTTATGAGATTGAAGCACAATACACTCATAGACCAGACTTATTAGCGTATGACTTATACGGTACTACAAAATTATGGTGGGTATTTGCACAAAGAAATATGGATACAATAAAAGACCCAGTATATGACATTGAAGCAGGCATTGGTATTTTTCTACCAAAAGGCCCTTCATTAAAACGATTGCTAGGAATGTAAATTATGAGAGGACATCATAGTTTTACCGGAATAAAAAATAATATAACAAAAAAACTGAATGTTATTAGAGATCATCATCCGGAATTAAAACAAGCTATAAACAATGTGGCCGCTGTCACTAGCGCAATCCATGTTGGCACAACTGAAGAATTTTATGCTAGACAGGGAGGAGCTGTTGTTAATGCCGTTGCAGAAAAAACAATGGACAAATCAGCATCTCCGGGATCTGTAGGAAAAAGATCTACACCGGGCGAACTTGAACCAGGAATTACTCCAGCACCGTGGGCTAATGAACTTGAAGGTTTTGCAAGTATGAACTGTATAGTAACACTTTCTGTATTAAGTGTTGACGAAGTTAACGATCCTGATGGCACTTATAGATCTAGCGGATTACGAAATGATTCAATAATTGCTAGAAGTGGCGGCAGCGGTAAGTTTAAAGTTAAAACAGCATATGAAAAAGTTCTAGGCAAATCCTTAGAGTTTTTTATAGATGATTTAGAGTTTATGGCAATATGTTCTCCAGATATTAATTCTAGAAATGCTAACGTAACAACACTAGAATTTAAAATTCAAGAACCGTATAGTATGGGATTATTTTTAAATGCCCTTAAAGCGGCAGCAACTATAGGCGGTCATCCAAACTATATTGCGGCAACTTATATGTTAACTCTTGAATTTGTCGGAACTGACGAAGAGGGCAATGTAGGACAAGCACCTCATTCAAGAAGATTTCTTCCAATTAAATTTAAAACCGTTGAGTTTCAAGTCACTGGCGCCGGCTCAGAATACGCTTGCTCAGCATATCTATCTAATGAACAAGCGTTAACTGACAGAGTGACTCAAATAAAAACTGATATTTCAATAACTGGATCAACAGTTAGAGAACTGTTACAAACAGGTGGGCAAAGTTTAACAACTGTTATCAATACTAGATTGCTTGACAAAGAAGAAAATGATGAACTTGACACGGCTGATCAATATGTTATTATATTTCCTAGCTCAGGAGAGTATAATAGTGAAAACAGGAACAGCTCCCAAGTTGCTTCAACCCAAAACCGTGCAATGCAAACAGCAGACGGGCCACCTGGCTCTACCGCAGTAGACTTTACACTATCAAAAGCTGAATTACAAAAACAGTATAGTTCTATAACTGGTAATACTGATGATGTTCCTTTAAACTACGACGAGTATATAAGTCAAATTACTGGTATTGTTAAATCTTCGTCACAATTTGGAAAAGCATTTAAAGATTATGCAAACAGTGATTATGCAAAAAATGAAGTAGGCGAAAGTGACATCATTGCTAACCCTGGCGAAACAGGACAATCACCGATGGGCCAGATGAAGTATGCAGAAGAGCTAGTTAATAATATCCCTATTTTTTCTAGAGGATCTGCGCAACTACAAACTAGTTCTACTAATAGAATGTTCAAGTTTTTAAAAGGAACAAGAATACAAGACATTATTGAAGAAGTATTATTAATAAGCACATACGGACAAAATCTTGCAACACAACTTTCTGACATTACTGATCCAATGGGAATGATTACTTGGTATAGAATAGAAACTGATGTTTATATAGTGCCCGGCTCAAAAGAAGTTTTACGATCAGGCAATACTCCAAATATATATGTTTATAGAGTTGTTCCGTACAAAGTGCATTCTAGTATATTTAATAACCCAACAGCACCGGCTATTGGAATAAGCGAGTTAAAATCGGTTGCCGCTAAAGAATACAATTATATATACACAGGACTTAACAAAGATATTTTAGATGTAGACATAAAATATAAATTTGCATTCCAAGCAGGAGCCATTGCTGATTCAGGTGCGTTAACAGCTAGCCAACGAAAGGGTACTGCTAATAAATCTTCAGCTGACCAGACAGAAAATGATTATAAACTAAGTCAAGGTGGTACTGGTAATGCTCCGGCTGAAGGAATTGGTGGATCATACGAAACTATTAACAATACTGCAATGGCTAATGGCGGCTCAGAGATAAGCAATGCAGATATCAATATTGCAAGAGGTTTTAATCAACGCCTAGTAAATAGTCATGCAGACTTGCTTATGATGACTATGACAATTATGGGCGATCCGTTTTATATAAGCGACAACGGCGCTGGCAATTATCATGTTGGCGGAGATAACTCGTATACTAACATGACAAAAGATGGAACAGCAAATTACTCCAATGGACAACTTCATATTAACTTATTATTTAGAACACCAGTTGACATTAATGAAGATACAGGCGGATATATTTACCCTGAAGATTTGCTATTAGTTGAATCATTTAGTGGGATATATTCAGTTATTAGAGTTGAGAGCTCTATTTCAGGAAATAAATTTACGCAAGTACTAACTATGAATAGAGTAATTAACCAACAAGAAACTCAAACAACAGCAGGCGCTGCCAAATTTGAAGAAAGTTTTGGCAGCGAATCTCCGGGATGGCGGGAACGGATGAATAAGCTCGGCGGCGTATCCCAAATGGCTCCTGGAGGCAGTACTTCAACCATAGCTGGCTCTGGACCAGCTGGCCAATATGTTCCAATTGTTACTCCAGAGGCTCTCAAGGAAGCAGCCGACCTAAGAAAACAAGTTGCATTAAACCGCGCTGGTGCTATTTATACCGACGGCCGCCCTAGATGATTAGTGAGAGATAATAACAATGTCAGAAAATCCAAATATACTAAGAGCCAACAAATACGTCAACTCCAGTTCGACGGGTCCGTTTGAAGCAATTGTAGTAAACCATTTAGATCCGCATTATATGGGAACATTGCAAGTTGAATTATTAAAGCAAACCGGCTCAGGTAATCAACCTGAAACTACAGGACAACTAGTTGAAGCTAGATATTTAAGTCCGTTTTATGGTGTAACACCTTTATCACAAAATTCTAATAATGAAGGTTACAAAAATACACAAAAGTCATATGGCTTTTGGGGAGTTCCACCAGATATTGGTACTACTGTTTTAGTAATACTTGTAGAAGGAAATATATCCAAAGCATATTGGATTGGATGTGTACAAGAAGAAAACATGAACTTTATGGTTCCTGGATATGCTGGTACAGATAACTTAGAAGGCCAGCCTGCGGGTATTAGGGCACCTGCCGCAGAATATAATAAAAAAATACAGTCAGCAAAACTTACAGATGCAACACGGTATAAAAAGCCTGCACATGATGATATGGCAATAAGTTTAATCCAACAAGGATTGCTAGAAGATGACGCTCGAGGAATAACGACATCAAGTGCAAGGCGAGAAGTTCCTAGTGCAGTATTTGGTATTAGTACAGGAGGACCGCTAGACAAGCGACCTGGTGCTCCTAAGGCAGAACAAGGACCAGTTGGCCAAAAAGCTAACTTACATACCCATAGACTTGGCGGATCATCATTTGTTATGGACGATGGTGACGACAAGTTTATAAGAAAAGGTAAAGCAGAAAGTACTCCAATGGAGTACGTAAGTTTAGAAGCAGGCGAAGCAGGCGGAGATCCTACATTGCCTGCTAATGAATTATTTAGGATGCGCACACGCACAGGTCATCAGATATTAATGCATAATACTGAAGACTTAATTTATATTGGTAATGCCAAAGGCACTGCTTGGATTGAACTTACGTCTAACGGAAAAATTGATATTTTTGCCGCAGATAGTATAAGCATTCATACACAGGAAGATATAAACTTTACAGCAGACAGAGATATAAACTTTACAGCTGGTCAAAATTTAAACATGGTAGTAGGTAAAGATCTTAAAGCTACTACTGGGTCTAACACAAACTTTGTTGTAGGAACAAACGCTCTTTGGAATGTAGGCGATAGTTATGAAGTAGCCGCAGGATCTAACATAACACAATCTGCTGAAGAAAACGCAACATATTCGTCTACTGGTAATGCTAACTTTTTATCTGCCGCAGAAGTGTTCCTTGGTTCATCTGGCGGAAATGTTAATATTGATGCATTTAATAGTTTAATTGTTAATGCTGATAAAGAAGGCCATATACATATTGGAACTGATTTACATATCACTTCTAAAGGTGAAACAGACATTAAGTCAACTGGCGAAATGGCAGTGCAAAGTACTGCGGCTATGAGAATTCACAGCGAAGCTACACTAGATATTCTTGGAGCAACTACTACAAAAATTACTTCAACAGGCACATTAGACATTAACGGCGGAACTGCAATTAAAGTAACTGGTGGACAAATAGATTTAAACTCTGCAGACGCTATTGCATCTATAGCAGTAGCTGGCGCCGCAGAAACTGCATCAGTACCGGCAGCTCCGACGCCTACTGCTCCTGAGCCGGCTGCACTAGCTGGACAAGCGGCAAGAGTACCACAGCACGAGCCATGGTACGAACACGAAAACTTAAATCCGTTAGCATACACACCAGAAAAAACTAGAGCAAATACGGAACAAACTCAAACTTTTGTTCCGCGTACTCCGGACACGTTTGCTAAATCAATTGGAGTTCCTAAGAAAGGTGCTCCGCCTGCTAAGTCAACTAGGCAGAATAATACAGGCGATGTAGGTGTAACAACTAGTGGCACTTATACTGCACCTGCAGGAAATCCAGCTAGGTCTACATCAACAAATGCACAAGGTGCACCTGTCTCTAATGATGTTAGAGAACGTGGTAGAATATTAGCACAAAGTATGCGAGCAGTTGGGTTTACTGACGACGAAACATTACTTTCTATTATTGCAGTATGTTATACAGAAAGTAGATTACTACCTGCAGAAGAACTTAGTTATGGAAATAATACAAACGCTTATATTCGTAGTATATTTAAAACTGCAACTAGAGGTGTTAGCGAAGCTGAATTAACTGCGGCTAAAGCAACAAAGGAAACTTTCTTTGAACTAGTGTATGGTAACAACAATAAAAAAGGACTTGAATTAGGTAATGAATTTAATGGCGACGGCGGAGCATTTATAGGAAGGGGAGTTATACAAATAACTGGTAGAGCTAACTATGAAACATTTGGAAAAGCCGCTGGATTAATAGATGAAACATTAATTGACGGTCCTGTTAGTGACGCTGATCCGGACGGTACTAATACAAACCCATTTGGTGTTAAAATACTATTTGATCCAAAATTGTTAGCTACTGACTTTGTAACAAGTTGTGATGTTGCGGCACAATATCTTAAAGCAAGATATAGACCAAACCGAGGTAAGGGTATTTTGGGTGATTTACGAATAGCAATTAACCCAGGTGGATACGATCATGCATATCCTAAGGATTTAGCATTTTACAAAGGATTAGATACTACTTGGTTAGAAGCACCTAAGCCTGAATCAACAGCAGGCATTGATGCTAATGTTGCAAGTGCAGGCGGCACACAAGAAGTAAATAAAGGACCACAATAATGTGTAATGTTTTTATACCAGAAGTTAAAGTAACACGCCCTGGCATGGTACAAGATTTATCATCACAGTCTGCAGGACTAAATGAACAACGGTTTAATTATACCGGAGCTGAATCAAACCTTGAAGGTGATTATCCTCAAAGCACCGGCGGTCTAAATTCACAAAGTGGATCACCAATTGTCTATGCAGATCCTGGCCCAATTCCTTCAGGACCCGGATACTTAAAATTAAAAGCTATACTTGATAACGTTATAACAGGCGATTGGAAAGAAAGAGGAAAAGTTGGAAATCCAAATATATTAGCATGTTACGGTGCATGTGGACATTCTTATTCGCAAGATAGCGGATCAATGGCATATGCATGGTGTGCGGCATTTGTAAGTTATGCACTAAAAACAGCCGGTATTGATAGCTTGCGTTCTATGAGCAGCCAAGCATATAAAAATTATGGAAATGAAGTTGATTGGCGCACACTAGACAAAATAAGATACTTAGATATTTGTGTCTTTAAGTCAAGAACACGATCCGGCGGCCACATAGGATTTATTGTAGGTGTAGACAACAAGACAGGCAAACTTAAAATACTTGGAGGCAACCAAGGCGATGATGCTAAAATATCAACTTACAGTGTTTCAAGTAAAAGCCAGTATGTATTAAACATTAAACGTAACTGGGATATTCCAGCAGAGTACGATAAGCCGTTGTTTGGTGATAATAAATTAGATATTAATGCTGTATCAACTGGCACAAATAGTACAACAATTTAAGTAGGTAAATATAGTATGAGCACATTAGAAAAAAGTATATATGAAAGAATTACAGTAGCTGGCGATAAGAAAGTGCCTAATAGTCCTCCAGCGTCTAGAGCTTATAGAGGACTTAGTACAGTAAACCCAAATAATACGTCAACTACGTTATATGACCTTTCGTTAATTAAACAAGATTTAATAAATCATTTTCATATCAGACAAGGTGAAAAATTAGAAAATCCTGAGTTTGGAACAATCATTTGGGAAGTTTTATTTGAACCAATGACAGCGGCATTAAAAAACGCCGTTGCAAAGAATGTTACTGATATTGTAAATTACGATCCGCGTACACAAGTAAATTCAGTAACAGTTGACTCGTTTGAAACTGGAATTCAGATTGAATTGGATCTTACATATCTTCCGTACAATATATCTGAATCAATGCGCTTAACTTTTGATGAAAACAATGGTTTAATTTCGTAACTTATATACGCACTTATCCGAAACCAATAAATACATGTAAGTGAAGGAAGCAATAATATGTCAACAACCGATAGACAAAATAGGTTATTAGTAGCAGAGAATTGGAAACGTATATACCAAAGTTTCCGTAATGCTGACTTTCAAAGTTATGACTTTGATAATTTAAGAAGAACAATGATATCTTACCTTAGGACTAATTATCCTGAGGACTTTAACGACTACATTGAGTCGAGTGAATACCTTGCACTGATTGATTTGATTGCATTTTTAGGTCAAAACATATCGTTCCGCATGGATCTAAATGCAAGAGAAAACTTTTTAGAATTAGCAGAACGTAGAGAATCAGTTCTCCGTTTAGCACGGTTGCTTTCTTATAATCCAAAGCGCAATCAAGCCGCAACAGGTATGTTAAAAGTAACTAGTGTTTCTACTACAGAAGAAGTAATAGATACTAACAACTTTAATTTAGCAAACCAATCCATTCAATGGAATGACCCAACTAATATAGATTGGTATGAGCAGTTTATTAAAGTAATGAATTCTGCACTACCTGCAAATGGTACATTTGGTCGCCCAATTAAAAAAGAAATAGTAGATGGTGTTCCGCATCAGCAGTATAGATTTAACGCTGTTAATACAGATATTCCAACATACGGATTTAATAAATCTGTCCAAGGAAAAAATGTATCATTTGAAGTTGTGTCCTCAGACATAGACTCTGCTACAAAGAATGTTGAAGAAGAAATTCCATTAACGGCAAACAGTTTTGCATACCTGTACAAAGACGACGGCCGCGGACCTGCAAGTAGTAACACTGGTTTCTTTTGCATGTTTAAACAAGGTACATTAGACAGTGGCCAATTTATAGTTAATAATCCTACAACTAATCAAGTAATTGATATAGACGCAACAAACATTAACAACAGCGATGTTTGGCTTTATAAGCTAGACGAAAACGGACAAGAGTCTGAAATTTGGACAAAGGTTGATGCAATAGAAGGCAACAACGTTATCTATAATAGCGTTAGTAAAAAGATTAGATCAGTTTATAGTGTACTTACAAGAGTAAGTGACAGAATTAGTTTAGTGTTTTCAGATGGAACATTTGGCGAATTGCCTAAAGGTGTATTTAAAGTTTTTTATAGAACCAGTAACAACCAAAGTTATGTTATTAAGCCAAATGATATGACTGGAATACAAGTTAGAGTTCCTTATTTAAGTAGAAGTAATACTGTTGAAACAATTACGCTTAATTTAGAATTAAAATACACAGTAGCAAATAGTGCGCCAAGTGAGTCAACAGAAAGTATTAAACAAAATGCTCCGTCAACTTATTATACACAAAACAGAATGGTAACTGCTGAAGATTATAATGTTGCACCATTAGGCATTAGTCAAGATATTATTAAAGTAAAATCAGTTAATAGATTTGCAAGCGGAATTAGTAGGTACTATGATTTATTAGATGCTACTGGAAAATATAGTACCACAAATTTATACGCAAATGACGGTATTGTTTATAAAGAAAATTTAGTTAATAAAGATAGTTTTGCATATGTAACACAGACTGATATTGAAAGTGCTATTACAAATAAAATAGAACCAATATTAAAAGATAGAAGAGTGTTAAACTATTATCTAACAAACTTTACAAAGATTATTACTTCTGATTTAAAAGCAGAATGGGTACAAGTAACTACAGATACCAATAGAGGCACTGGCAACTTAATTGACGAAAGTAGTGCATCTTATAAAGTAGGAACTTACACAGCAAATAATTTACGTTTACTTGAAGCCGGCTCACTTCTTAAATTTGAAGCACCTGCAGGATATCATTTTATGGTAGGCGATAACACTACATTAATGGCAGGCTCTGCAACTCATGCAGGATCGTTATCTTATAAGTGGGTAAAAGTAATTAGTGTTAACGGTGACGGTACGAAAACTACTACAGCTGGATTAGGTGCTATTACACTTAATGATAGTATTCCGACAACAGCATTATTGACTGAAATTAGACCTAAACTTACTACAGATATAGCTCCGGCAGTCAAAACACAACTTATTGATCAAGCATTTGCAAATAATACATTTGGATTGAGATACGATGTTGCTACTAGACAGTGGAGAATTATTACAGAAGTAAATCTAAATACTACTAGTGCATTTACTACAGGTAAAACAGGCGACGTTAGCAGTCAAAATTTAGATGCAAGTTGGTTATTGTGGTTTAAAACAGATGGCGAAAAGTATAATATTAATTATCGAGCTATGCGGTATGTTTACGAAAGCGACGAAGAGATTAAGTTCTACTACGACAGTAGTGATAAAATTTACGATAATAAAACAGGCAAAGTTATTAAAGATAAAATTGAAGTATTAAGCATTAATACACAGCCTGACTTAACAGTACCATTTACAGCAGATTATAATTTTGAAATTACAAAAGAATATAGAGATGCTGAAGGATATGTTGATTCAAAGAAAATAGAAGTATCTTTCTTTGATGCAGACGATGACGGCGTAGTTGACAACCCAGGATCATTCCTTGATATTGTTAACGAGACAGTTGCTCCTACTACAAAATATATATTCCAAAAGAAGTACACTACATCTGACGGTGTTGAAGACTTTAAATACGTAACTGCTACATCACAAAACATAACAGTGCTTACTTCAGAATCAGCTATAGGAGCATATAGCTCTTATGATGCATCAACTGTATTTTTTGCAGTTGACACTGGTTTATTTAAGAAGTTATCAACAGATAAACTTTCACTATCACAGGTATCAGACTTTAGAGCATTCATTGGTAGAGCAGGTCTAAAATTTAGATATGTACACGCTGCCGATAATAATAAAAGAATTGATCCTAGTAGCACAAACTTAATAGACACATTCTTGTTAACACGGTTGTATGACACTACTTATAGGCAGTGGTTAAATGGCGATGTTATAGCACAACCATTACCACCAAGTAGTGATCAGTTGTATAGAAGTTATGGCGCAGAACTAGATAAAATTAAATCAATTAGTGACGAAGTTATATATCATCCAGTAAAGTATAAAATACTATTTGGATCATCAGCGGAGACTGGGTTGCAAGCAACATTTAAAATTGTAAAGAATATTGAGACTGTTACTAATGACAATGAAATAAAATCAAACGTAGTTAGTGCAATAAATGAATATTTTAGTTTAGACAATTGGGAGTTTGGAGAGTCGTTTTACTTCTCGGAACTTTCAACATACATAATGAATCAACTTGCACCAACTATTAGTTCTATAGTAATTGTACCAGATGAAGATTCACAAGCATTTGGATCATTGTTTGAGATTAAATCAGAATCAGATGAAATTTTTATAAGCGGTGCAACAGTAGCAAACATAGAAATAATAGATAGCATTACAGCAACTAGATTAAAAGCATCCGGCACTGTTATTACAGCAAGTGTTGAAGTTGCAAATACTGGAATACAAAGTTCTAGTACAGCATATACATCGACAATAAACACCGGAGGCTCTAGCTACTAATGGCTTATAATAATGACCAAAATGAATATCCACTTCCAGTTAATGGCAAATCTAACAGGAAGTCTGCAGAGTTACTACCAAGGTATTTTCGAACCGAAGCTAACACTAAGTTTTTAAATGCTACATTAGATCAACTTACAAAGCCCGGTACTGCAAAAAAATTAAATGGATATTTTGGAAGAAAAACAGCTAATGCTTATACTCCAAATGACTTGTACATTGGTGATATTTCTTCCCAAAGAGAAACACATCAACTAGAGCCTGCACTTGTATCTAAAGATATTCTTAATAATGTTTTATTTTATAAAGACTATAATGATTTTAGAAATCAATTAGATATATTAGGCGCAACAGTTTCAAACGAAAGTTTACTAAACAGCCAAGAGTATTATGCATGGAACCCAAATTTAGATTGGGATAAACTTACTAACTTTAGAGAGTATTATTGGTTACCATCTGGTCCTGCACCTGTTAGTGTATTTGGTCAAAATGATGATGTAACAAGTACTTACACAGTAACAAGTGTAGACAATGCAGGAAACAAAGGATTTGTGTTTAACGGAAACATAACACAAAATCCTACATTAGAATTATACAGAGGCCAAACATACATGTTTGATGTTTCTGCTCCAGGACTGCCATTTACTATTAGAACTTCACGACAAATTGAAAGTGACAATGAGTATGCAACTGGTATTACAAATTCAGGAACAGATTCAGGAATAGTTGAATTTACTGTACCTTTAAATGCGCCCGAGAGATTGTACTATGTATCAGAAACTGATGTTAACACAGGCGGTACACTTAGAATTGCAGACATTGAGTCTAACACATCGATAGATGTTGTTAGCGACATACTGGGCAAAAAAACATACACTACAGCAAATGGATTTTCGTTAATGAACGGAATGAAATTAAAGTTTGAAGGAACTGTTACTCCGGAAAAGTATGCAACTAATACATGGTATGTTGAAGGTGTTGGTGATAAGATTGTATTAATAAAAGATAGTGATCTTGTAATTTCACAAGCGTACTCAGCAGACGTAGAAGTGTTGTTTGATGCAAATGACTTTGACAAGTTACCGTACAGTACTGCAAGTTCTTATGCGGCAACTAAAGATTATATTGTAATTAATAGAGCTTCTTCAGATAAGAATGCTTGGTCGAGAAATAACAGATGGTTCCATAAATCAGTACTTGAAAAAACTGCTGAATTAAACGGCGAAGTATTTGATATTGATCAAAGTGCAAGAGCAAAACGACCTGTTATTGAATTTATTGCAGGATTAAAATTGTTTGAGTTTGGTACTGAAGCAAAAACTGAAAATGTAAACTTAGTTGACACGTTTACAAAAGATGCATTTTCAACAATTAGCGGAGCAGACGGTTATAGCATTGACGGTGTTGATGTCACTGACGGTATGCGTATTTTGTTCACTGCAGATACTGATGTACTTGTAAACAATAACATTTATAAAGTAAAGTTTATTAAACATAACTCCACAGTTTCTCAAATTGCGCTAGTTGACGAAACAGATACTACACCAATTAATAATCAAGTAGCGTTAATTACACAGGGTACTAATGCAGGTAAACAGTATTACTATAATGGAACTTCTTGGAAGTTAGCACAGTACAAGTCAAGTATAAACCAACAACCGTTGTTTGAATTGTTTGACGATTATGGTATTAGTTACAGCGATGCTACAACTTATCCGGTAAGTAATTTTGCTGGTAATAAGATTTTTAGTTATAAAGTTGGCACAGGGAAAAATGATGTTGAATTAGGCTTTCCTGTAACATACAGAGCACTTGAAAATGTTGGCGATATTACGTTTGACTTTAACCTAGCATCGGAAAGGTTTAGTTACCAAGTTGATAATGTTCCTTATGATAAAACTACTGAAATTGGATTTTGTAAAACATATACTGATATTGATAGCTTTACATATTGCAACGGCTGGACAAAGGCTAAAACTAATACAGTGCAAAAAGTTATTAGACAGTATGATGTTACTACTGCAACGACAGACTTTGCTATTGACACTTATAACAATAGTGGATCATTAACTGATTTAACTGTTGCAGTACAAGTAAATAGTGCTTGGAGATTTGATTATACATTAGTTGATGTTAACGGAGTTATGACTGTTAGATTTACAACAGCAATTCCTGCAAATAGCAGTGTAATAATTAAAACTAATAGCGACACAATTAAAAATGCAAATGGATATTACGAATTTCCACATGCAATGGAAAAGAATCCACAAAACGACAAACTTACTTCGTTTACACTAGGCGAAGTTAACGATCATGTATTTTCAATGATTGAAGACATGCCTGGCTTTACAGGTATATTTCCTGGACCAAGCAATCTTAGTAACTTAGGAAATGTAAATTCTTATGGTAAGAAGTTTTTACAATATGCAGGCTCGTCGAATATTAGTACATACCATGTAACAGATAGAGATGCAAATATAATTAAGGCTATTGATCATTCTAGACGCGAATACAGAAAGTTTAAAAGATCATTTATGCAAGAGGCTGACACGTTGGGGTATGATGGCCCGACTAAGCAACACGTTGACTTAGTATTAAAGAGTGTTAATAAAGATAAAACTAATACTCACCCTTATCACTTTAGTGACATGATTCCGTTTGAAGGATCTAAGCGTTTAGAATTTACAGTGTACGATATAGAAAATACTTTCTTCTCGTTGAGCGAAACGTTTAGTTTAGCAACACTTTCAACTAAGGCAGTATTAGTATATCAAAATGGTATTCAGCTAATACACGATAAAGATTATACATTTAATACAGACGGATTTGTTGTTATATCTGCAACTAAAGTCAAAGATGATTTAATTGAAATATACGAATATGGAAATACTGATGGGTGTTATGTACCACCAACTCCTAGTAAGTTAGGATTGTATCCAGTATTTTATCCTGCAATAATTAACGATAATACCTACTTAACAACTACTAAAGTAATCCAAGGACACGACGGTAGCAAGACTGTAGCATACGATGATTATAGAGATGAGTTATTATTAGAACTCGAAAAGCGAATTTATAATAACATTAAAGTAAAATATGATACTACTAGATTAGATGTAAACGATTTTATTCCAGGAATAGATAGAGATACAAAGTTTACTAAAACACAAGTTGATGCAGGAATGATGCGCGACTTTGTACAGTGGACTGAAAGTTTAGGTGATGTTAATTATACTGATAGCAGTAGTTTTTACACTAGAGATAATAGCTTTACTTGGAACTACTCTAACATGGCATCGTGGAATGGAAAAGCGATTACTGGTTTTTGGAGATCTGTTTATAAACAAGCATTTGATACAGATCGCCCACATACCCATCCTTGGGAAATGTTAGGCTTTACAATAATGCCTACATGGTGGGAAACAACATATGGTCCTGCACCATATACAAGCGACAACTTAGTATTGTGGGAAGATCTACAAGAAGGTAGAGTTAAAGCTACAGGCGTTCCTATAGAAATCATTACCAAATATAAAAGATCTAAATTATTAACACACATTCCGGTAGATGAGTTTGGCGATCTATTAAGTCCTCAATCAGCAGGATTTACTTCAGGATTTGTTTCTGAAAATATAGACGCATCATTTAAATTCGGCGACGAAGCTCCGGCTGAAACAGCATGGAGACGAAGTGGTGAATATCCATTTAGTTTAATTAAGTCATGGATATTAAATCAACCTAATAAAGTAATTGGGTTAGGCTTTGACACATCAAGAATGAAAAAGTCGTTGTCTGGACAATGGATTTACACAGCATCAAACAAAGCAATAACTCCTGCAGATATAGTTTATCCAAATATAATAACTGATCCAGCACAAGTATTAACAAGTGGATTAATTAACTATGTTATTGAATACTTAACTTCAGAAGCAACAACTGATGTTGAAAGTTATAAAGCACAATTTAAATTAGTAAAAAATCAATTAGGAATTAAATTAGGTTCTTTTACTGATAAAGAAAAATTAAAATTTATTTTAGATAGCAGAACTCCGTTTAATAAAGGTAACGTATTTCTTCCTAAGGAGAATTACAATATATTCCTTAACACAAGTTCTCCATTAACTGTTGCTTCTTACAGCGGCATAATGGTTGAGTTAGCACCGTCTGGATATATTGTCCGAGGTTACAACAGTACTAATCCTGTATTTACATATTTTGATCCTAGGTCAACTAGTACAGATCCAAATATTAATGTTGGAGGAGTATCAGAAACATACCTTGAATGGGCCCCAGGACAACGCTACGTAGTTGGAAGTAATGTACAGTATAATAATGTATTCTATAGAGTAAAAACAAATCATACAAGTACTGAATCTTTTGAATCTGTAAACTTCCAAAAACTTGCTGAACTTCCAATGGTGGGAGGAGTAACTGCAACGTATAGAAAAGCATTTACAACTGACAAAATTGATGTTCCTTACGGTACATTATTTAAAACAGTTCAAGAGGTAGTAGACTTTATATTAGGTTACGGTGCTTACTTAGAATCACAAGGATTTAAATTTAATTATTATAATCCAGAATCACAGGTTGTTGAAGATTGGAAATTAAGTACTAAAGAGTTCTTATATTTCACTACACAAAATTGGTCAGCTGGCACAGTATTGTCAATAAGCCCGGCAGCAACTAAGTTAGAATTTAAATCATCGTATACTACCACTGACGACTTATATAATAGCTTTTATAATTACAGCATTTTAAATGCTAGTGGCGAGAAAATATCTGAAAACCTTACTAGACTGAATAGAGAAGACAGTGTTTTCCAAATGCAGTTAAAAGATACATCAGAAGGAATATACCATGTTGTATTACCTCAAGTACAAGTTGAGCATGTTGCTGTATTAGATAATATTTCAGATTTTAAAGATGTAATATATAGTCCTGCAACTGGTTACAGACAAGAACGTATTAAAGTATTAGGCTATGCAGCCGCAGGTTGGGACGGAAGTTTAAACATTCCAGGATTTGTGTTTGACCAAGCTGAAGTTACAGAATGGGCATCTTGGAAAGATTATGCAATTGGCGATGTTGTAAAGTATAAAGAATTTTACTATAGCGCATTAATTGAAGCAGTCGGTACTGAAACGTTTGTTGCACTTAGTTGGGCAAGACTAGAAAGCAAGCCTACTCCAAAGTTAATGCCAAACCTTGATTATAGAGTTAATCAGTTTGCTGATTTTTATGATCTTGATTCGGACAATTTTGATGCTGAACAGCAGAAGATGGCACAGCATTTAACAGGTTATCAAAAGCGTCAATACTTAGAAAATATTATTAATGACGATGTTAGTCAGTATAAGTTTTATCAAGGTATGATAGCTGACAAAGGTACACGTAATGCTATTGACAAGTTATTTGATAGTTTAGCAAGTGCTGACAAAGATAGCATAGACTTTTACGAAGAATGGGCAATTAAATCAGCACAGTACGGCGCCAGTACAGGTTTTGAAGAAATTGAATATCAGTTAGATGAATCTAAGTTTAGATTAGAACCACAGCCTATTGAGTTAGTTGACGTTGTTCCAACAGCAACAACTGATTTAGTTTATAGAGTACCGCATCATGATGTATTCTTAAAGCCAACAAACTATGAAACTACTAGGCTTCCTACAAAATATTTAAATAACGAATATATTAAAACAGTTGGATATGTTACAAGCGATGATGTTGATAGAGCAGTAACAACTAAAGACGGAATATTAAACTTTGCTACAG